ATAGTTTCAGAACTTATATGTTGAGCAGCATTTGCCCTAGCACGATTGCGCTCCGACCTCATTATATTTACTTTAGCACGCTCTTTAACTTCAGCACCAATATTTAAAATCTGCTGTTGGAATTTATTATTTTTATCAACCTTTAATATCCCTGCTAAATAAGATTCAGCAGCCTTATCAAAGCCAAGTGGATCTCTATCATATTTTATTGATAGCTCTTCCATTTTAAGCCGAATATCTTTATCAACAGTTTCAACAAAGCGTCTTTCAGCTACCTTTTTAAAAGAGTCTCTAGCAATACGACCAAAGCCCTCTGGTGTTTGTAAGGCAGATGGTTTTCCCTGAGCATCAAATTCTAAAAATCTTTCAGCATCAACAGATAGAGCAGCGTCAGCACCAGCTTCCTCTGCTTTTTGAGCATCTATTCTAAAAGCTCTATCCCTTACCATTTCACCAGCATCAGCAATAGCTATGCCAACTTCATCAGCGCTAGTATCAAAATTATTTATGCCAATCCGTTTATTTGTTACGCTTATTGCTCTGCGAATAACTGCCATTTATTTTCCTCCACCACCGCTACCACCGCCACTTGGTATTAAAACCATTGAACTTTGAAGGTCGTGTACACCAGATGCAAAGCTTGAAAAAGTTCTTATCCTTGTTGCTGCTGCTTGATTTTTACCACGCTCTATTTCTAGCAATGATGCAACTGTTTGTTTTGTTGATTCCATTTGAGATTGACTTGCCATAATAGTGAGATCATCAAATGTTACTTCCTTTTGCTCATCAAAAAAAGCTTTTACACTTTGGTCAAAGTCTCTGTTCTTTAATAACACTGCCTCGTTAGTTGCCACATCATCAAAGTATTGCTGATAACGAGCTACTTGTTGCTGCGCTGCTTGAGCCTCACCTCGAATACGATCTGTTACCATTGCTTCAGCATTATCTCTTGAAGCTTGCTCTTGGGCTTTAGCGGCTTGCATACCGCCAATAAGTTTCATTCCCAACCCTATAGCTTGAAAAAAAGACATTAGAATATCAACTCCGCTACTAGCCCATTAACTTGCAGATCTAATGGGGCATCTTGTGTTATAGTTATTTGAGGATCAGCATTATATCCCAGCAATCTAAACTCTTTCTTTCCAGTAAAAGGTGTTAATTCCTGTGATAAATCATCTGTTACATTTCTAATAATTAAAGCTGTGCTATTAACCTTAACAGCTAATGTGCTATTCAAATCAAGATACACAGTGCCTATTCCTCTTGGAATACCAGTAATTGGGCCATTACCTAACTGAGCATCTATTGGGTTTGTTTTTAACTCAACATCAAAATTAAAACCTATTTCTGCTGATGACAATGATGCGTCTACAGAAGATACATCTATATTACCGCCAGCTACAGTAAACTCGCCAATATAATTATTACCATTAATAACTCTTAATACAGCGCCATTATTGAAATCTGCTGATACATCAAACACACCGCTTGAACCGCTGTATATTTTTGCCATGTCTAAATTAAACGTAGAATCAAACTCGCATAGTATTATCTTTTTTGTGCCATCTCCGAGGTCATATTCTGCATTAACAAAAACACGATCATCTATAGTTACAGAAGAATGGAACTTACCATTCGTAACAAACTCTACCCACCCAGCACGTTTTTCTGCTCTGTTTGAGTTAAACACAGCCATTGTGCCGTCATTGTTTAAAACGAATACATAACTTTCAGATCTTGATAGCGCACCATAAAGGGTATTCATTTCTACTGGTGACTTAATAAGATGCGAAGAAATAGTAGATATTGGGCTTGCTACATAAGCAGCTTCACTGTCACTAAACAAATACTCTCTTACAATCTGACCACCCTTTTGAACAAAAACAGTTGCTCCATCTATAGATTGGGGTCTGTTAAATCCAGAGCCAAAAGGTGTCTGTCTTCTGATTTGTGCATTTGTTGGAGTAATAGGTTGATTCTGAAATGCTGGAACAAATAGTTCAGCTGAAGCTGCAAAAATCTGCAAGTCTCTGTTTGAAACAATATGACGTATTTGTTGTATTTCACCTATAGCAGCGGTTAAATGTATTGCCTCATTGTCCTTAGCTTCACCAACATCAAAGTTATAGTATGATGCAATCTTGCTAAACCAAATGCTATCAGGCTGAGATAGGGTTCCAGCAAATACCAACCTGTTTTCATGAAAGGTAATAGCGGCTGGAAAGCCTCGAAGAGCAGAATAGGACTGTTCATCCCAGCTAGTTGTTGGAGCGTGAGTGGTTATGTTAGGAGTGCCGCCACCAAGAGCAGAGTCATTAGAGGAACCACCAGCTGTAAATGTAAAAGAATCATCGCTTACAATACTAGTAACAGACCTTGTGCCATTTAAATTACTTATAGATATGCCACCAACAGTATCACAGTTTGAAAAGACTATTGAATCACCGATTGACATACCATGATTAACAAGAGTGACAGTTACTGTACTTGAGTTATTATCTGTTCGAAGAGAGTCTGGACTTAGCTTTACTGTTAAAGAATCAAGTATATCACCTGTTGCGGTTGTAGAGTTGGTAACACCAGTAATCTCTATCTCTTGCCCATTGTACCTAACAGTTGTGCCAATGTGCTTAGAAGGTGATGTAGTATCCCAGTATGCTGAACTTGTTACTAAAGTAACTCCAGAGCCACTTGTCGCTGATGGATTTAGTGTAACTCCAGCACCTTGAAATGGATAATAAGGTTGATAAACTTTCTTGTTATCTGACTTTTGGTCAAACTGAAAAGACTCCACTTGAAATGTAGTAAGTCCTGTTCTGACAAGCTGTTGAGGAATAAATGTCTGGTGTGCAACAAACATAACATCGCCAGCTTGTGCGTATGTATATTCGTGCAAGAAGGTATCGCTAAACTTAAGAGCGTCCCCATTAACATCAACTGTTATTGTTTGGATTAAAGATACAGCGCCAGTAATTGCACTTATTTGAAAGATTCTAATCTTAGCATTTTCAAGAGAAACAATATATCTTTCATCATCAGAAAATACAAAAGGTAACAATCTGCATTGCTGAACCTTTGCATCATTTACTACTGTGTTAAATTCATAAACCTTTTTTAACCCAGACCTTTTAACCACACCACCTTCAGATCTAAGAAAGAAGTTCTTAACTCTTTGCGCTGATTGATTGTAAATAGGTGTATCAGTTCTTGAATATAAAGACGGACTTACTTCACCAAATGCAAAGTTTGTTAACGGTACTCGTACTTTCTGCATTATGTTCGCCTATTAGTAATAAACCGACTTGTTGAAAGTTTCCTTGTTGTTTGCTGTTGAGCATCTAAGTTTCTTGCCCTCATCATTGATGTGGCTGCTTGTTGTCCCATTAACTGTGCAAGAGACTGATCTCTAGCAAGGCTTACCGCAAATACAGAAGCAAGCTCATACTCAACAGCAATAGTAAAATATGAAGGCCATCCCTGCTCATTTGCTCTATATGTATAATCTAAAACCAACTCTGAATTAGCAGATTGATCGCAGAATAATTTATCACCATATGTCTGATATTCTATAGGTGTGTCATTAACAGTCACAACATGTGTCATTAACCATCCGCTTGGAAGTTGATAGGCAGCATCAAATCTACCTGTCGGAGCATCTGATAGCCTGTTTAGAACTGCTTGGTCAGTTGAAAAACGCCAGCGTGTATTTAGTAATGATGATCTAGCAACATCCTCATACATGTTTGAAGCAATCAATGCTTCGTTATTTCCGTCATCAAAAGATGTAATAGGTTCAGCGCCCACAAGAATAAGAGCGCGACTACATACATCTATAGCTGATTGTGCTGGGGTGCTTGAAACTGCCATTCTAAATCCTCAAAGAAAGGTGGGGCCGAAGCCCCAACCTATTAGTCAGTATCGGTTTCTGCTATTGCTGTACCATCGGAACAGTCAACAACAGTACCAGTGTTAGATAAAACAAGACACAAATTAGCAGTTGGTGTGTTTGTATCATTAACTATGATTACATCACGAACACCTAGCATATTTGCTGCGCTGTTAAAATAACCTGATGCTCTAACAGTAGCAATGGCATCGGCTGAACGATACATCCATAAGCTTCCGTTTGAGTCACCACCAACACGAGTTAGTCCACTTGCACTATAAGCCATTTTCTAACCCTCCTAGTTATTATCTAGCAGTTCGTATACGCCGTTGCTATCAATAACAACTGAACCCATTGACATCATTGATGTCGCTAGGTGCGATACTTTTTCTGCTACATAGTTTACTTCAGTCTGAACATCAGAGTTCACACCAATACCTACTGCCCTCATGTGATAGCAGAAGTTTTTGCCACCAGATACGGCAGACGTTGAAAAGATCTTGAAGCCCAAGAATTCTTTCATTGTCATTCCACCAGCAAACGGTAGGTTCTGTGGCCCAACAAAGTCGCTAGAAGCAAACTCATTAATGTTGAACAAGTCAGCAAAACCAGCTGGGGACATAGCAATGTAGCGTTGCCCATCTTCTGGAATGTCGGCTGAACCAAATGTTTCAAAGGTGGATAGTAGGTCTGCTTTTTCAACGGCAGATGAAGTGTCGTGAAGCTGAGTTGAGTTAGCACCAGCATCCATAGCTGTTGTGATAATCTCATCAGTTTTACGACCCAACGCAGCAGCAGCACTTTCAGCAATAGCTTGACGTTCGTTGATATTTGTTTTCAACTCGTCAAGTTTATCGACATATTCCGCTGCATAGAAGTCAGCCATTGTTACTTCCACATTAGTATGTGCAAGATCCATTGGTGTGACGTTACCGTTGCGTGATTTTGTTGAAGCTGATCCAGTTCCTATTTTCTGGAATCGAGCAACATTGCCTGTCACATTCGTAGAACGAATGGTATTACGCAGTTTTGAACCCATGCGTTGGTATGCAAGATGCACATCGGTCTCAAACTGTTTAATAAAGGCTTGGTCTATTGTATTAGCCAATTTTCTTTCTCCTAAATTAAGTTACGGGCATCTTGGGTATCTGCTCTACATCCTCAATGAAGGTATCCAAATGGGCTTCTCAGTGTATCACAGGCCTTGATAATTTATGTGAAACACAATTTTGGGACGGATTGCAACGCACAAAATCAACATATCTCACATTTTTCCAATCACTAAACCCAACAGGATGGAAACCTAACCACACTGCCCAGTTCAACATTGGCTCATATTCTTCTGCTATTTGCATAGATAGATCTTCATATGATTGATCTAAAAATGATATTAATAACTTAGATCCACGTGCCAGTCCCTTAAAGTTTTTTGTGACATGATTTGTGAACAAAGCGAATAATTGTGGCGGTTCTTCAGAAAAGAACACACCACTTGCCATCATTATATTCCAGCTTTTATCTCTTACAACGTAGACTTCAGAATCTTTCTGAAGGTCTTGTAAAGCTTCAATAACGCTAGAATAACCAAGGTTTGATAACTCTTTCCGTGTTTCGCTATGAAGTATAGGTAACATCTCTGCTATATGATGCTCTTGAAAAGGGGTCATGTAATATGACCCACTTTGCAATATCCTTACCTCATCCATAAAGTTTCTTAAAACCTTCGTCTACTTGTTTAACATAGTGCATATCACGTTTAGCTGGCGACCAATAACGCTCATCCTTCATCATTTCTTGTAGCTCTACCTCATTAAAATTGGAAGCAATGCTGCCCTGATCTGTAACAGCTGGGTCTTTTATTGCATCCATAATAGCTTCAAGTGCAATAATACCATCAGAGCTTTCGCACATTCTTTCTATTGCTGGCAACGCATTCTCTGGAAAAAACTTATTCGCAAAGAGAGATGCAGCTTCTATTCTAGCTTCAGCATTGTCTCCAAGTTGAGCAGTTTCAGCTTCCATATCTTGCTCAGGCCCAAGACCATCCATATACATTTCAATACCTTTTTGAAATTCTTCATGGGTATATCCATTAGAATGGCAATGATCTGCCCAGTTTTTTAGCAAATCACTTTCAAGAGCTTCCTCTTCATCAATAGAATCAGGAAGTTCATACTCACCAGCAGATGGTGGAACGCCTTCAGATGCTTGCTTATTAAGGTCTTCCATTAATCTATTGCGAACATCATCTTCTTTTTCTCCAAGCTTTGACTCTAAAGCCTTATATGCTTTACCTAAATCAGCTGGATCGCTAAACTTTTCTGGTAGCCATTCTGGTCTATCAGATGTTTCAGCAGCTGGAGCCTCTGTTGCTTCAGCTTCTGTTGTTTCAGTTACTTGATTTTCTTCCATTGTTTTTCACCTTATGTGCATGTGTCATACGAGCTTCGATCAAACCAACTAAATACCGCTGACCTTCTATATGACGCAGTTCCTCCGTAGTTACATTTGGGCCATTTACCATTTCAATAGTAATTGATCTTAGATACTGCAAGACTGCTTGTCCTGTCGCAGAGCCAAACAATGAGGCTACATTCTCGCTGATCTGTTGATCTTTTTCTTGTGGACGTTGTATCCCATCAACACCCACATTAATTTTTTTAGTCAAGCATTACTCCATAGGTTGTGGTGCTTGCGCCTGACTTTGCTGCATTTGTTGCATTAATGCAAGAATTTGTTCTCTTTCTTGCTCATCTCTTACTAAATTATCTGGTATTCCAAACTTTTTAGCTAAATATGCAGCTGTTTCTTCCGTGTTAATTAAAACATTAATAGCTTCTGGGCCAAATGCACCATTAGCTAATTCAAGAAAACGTGACACAGAAGTAATATCTTGATTGGCTTGCGCTTGCGCCAATGGTGAAACAGATCTAATTTTAATTTCTCTGCCATTAATTGTAGGAACTTCAAGTCTACCTTGCTTTTTTAATATATAAACAACACGTTGCAATACTGGCTGCACTAACTCCACTTGTAATCTTCCAAATGCAGCGCCAATACGTCTTGATAAATCTGCCATACGCTCTGCAATCTCTGTTGCAGATGCTGGTGTTCGATTAGGATCGCCAAGCATATCATTATACAAAGCACGTTTGATGTTACTACGCATGTCACCAAGAACAAGTTGAGCCACATCAAAGCTTCCAGCTGCTTGTATAGGTTGTAATCCAGCAGATCCCATAGCTTTAGGAATGATAGTCCCTGGAACGAGATTAATTGTATCAGGGTTAATTACACCATCGTCTTCCATTTGATAGATGCCAGAGATAGCCATCTGTGCATTTTCAAGTATCATCTCAACTGTAAGGTTTGTTGTTTTGATTGCGCTTAGTGCATTAAATAATGGGCCTCTACCATAAACTTCGCCAGCACATTTAGACCAACGAAAACAAATAAAGGGATTAGAGCCAACGCCAGACATCTCTCTCTGCATTAATACAGACTTTGTTGTCATACATATTGCAAAGTGAAAGAAGGCTTCTTCATTTATTTTTGTATAGTTTCTGCAAACAATCTCTAGTACTGTTGTTGTTTGATCAGATTTATTAGCAATTAAACTTTGCAGTTCAGTATTAAAGGTTCCTTTTGGATATAGCATTGGGAGTTGATCAAAGCGTATTTGTTTTCTTTCTCTAAACACATGATCGATTCTATCATCAGGCCCAGTGTCCAATATAACATGAGGCAATGGTATTGCGGAGAAGCGTATAGGATTTATCGCGTCACCTTCTTCACATACTAAAACACCAGTACCAACTGCTAAGTCCATAAATGATTCATGTACTTCTTGTGCAAAGTTTGAGTTCTGAATTATTTCAAATATGTATTCAGTTACTTCTTCTAACTCATTATTAACAACATCGCGCTGTTCTTTTGGGGTTTCAGATCCAGCAGTAAGGTCTGCCCATCTAGCAAAGTTTGGCACAAGACCAGATTGCAATCTTGAGGCAAACTCTTGAACACCTACAACGGCAGTCTCATCAAAGATTTTATCATCTCGTCTTTGACCAGAAACCTCATAGTAAAAGGATTCACGCTGGGGTAAAGCATACTCGTAGCATTCCTCAAACACATCAACAAAATTTGTACGTTTTGCTTTTGCTCGTTCATATCTTTTAATATATTCTTTTGCTACTGGATCTATAATCATTAGAGAAACCTACTGAAATAACCTACACCGCCACCTGATGATGTTAACAAACTACGTCTTCCTCTTCGACCAGATCTTGCAGATCTACTTCTTCGCATCGCTGCTTTGCTTGGACCTTTAGAAGTGCCAGTATTTGTAAGCTCTCCTGTTTGTACGCTTGCTTGAAGTTCAGATTGCCTATCTGCTTTACCAGCATTTGCTTCAGCAGTAGCAGCAGCAGTAGCTGCGGCTTCTTTTTCTTTAGCTAGCAATTCTTCACGTTTCTTTTCTTTTTCAGCAAGTGCAGCAGACTTTGCTGACTCAGCTGCTTGCCTAGCTTTCTCTTGTTCCTGAGCTATTCTAGGATCAGGTTTTCTTCTACCACACATAATAAATCTCCTTTATATTTTCCTCAAAGCAGAGAAAAGTAGTTTTGGCAACGCACAATTACATCCTAGCCCAAAGACCCTGTCTTTTTTGTTTGACAGGCTTTCTATTAAAAATATCAAAGTTACGACCAGCTACCACAGGTGTAGACGGTTTCTGACTATTAAGTAAAGCTCTACCTTCACCAGCACCTAACATCATGTATTGTAAAGCATCGTGAATGTGAGAGTACATATTCTTATCAGGCTTATCAGCATATCGTTCGCCAGACACTTCCATTCTTTTATATTGGTACCCACCCTCAAATCCTTTGATTAACTGTTGGCACCTTCTATCAATTATAAATGCTGGCTTGCCCTCGACCATCTTAGTTAGCTGGGAAGAGACAGCTTCCAACCGAAGATCTACAGAGTTCGAAGGGGCTGGGAATGCCCTCAAGCCAGCACCACGCAAGATATGGAAAGGAGTGCTTTCGTCCGTCTGCGCTCTAAAATCCCCAGCGGGATCGCCATATATATATACCTCAGATGCTTGAGAAAATCGGGAGGAAATTTCTTCACGCAATACTTCAGCAAACCTAACAATCCCCATATCAAAGGCCACTATCTCCGACTGGACGAGCCAGCGACCTCTGATCTTTTGTCCAAGAGTTGCAGCTGGAGTCAACCCAAAGTCCAAGCCAACGTATAACGGTGCGCCAGCGGCTACCGCTATTTCTTCTTTGGCTGTGTGTACTTCTGCTGCGAACATTGGGTATATCGGCTTTCCGTCTTGGATAGTTCCAAGCCTATTCATAACATAGACATCAATCCAGCTTTTTGTTTTACCTCTTATAAGATTGTCATAATAATTGCGAAGCATGTGCTTTTTGTTTTCAGCATCATCATTTGGCTTGTAATCATCAACCTCACCATCTTCACTCTTAATTTCTAGCATCCCACATGGCTGAGTAAAGAACTCCCAGTTGTCAGGCTTTACCAACATCTTTGCCTGTTCTCTTGGAATATGATCTGGAACTGGCACTTCGCCAGACATGATAGGCCACCAATGATCTTCTTCTGGAGCGTTGGTGTCTGCTATAACTCCATTCCAGCTAGGCCCACCATCACGCATAGAAGGATAACGACCAACACGCATGGTACAAGCATCAATAATAGACTTAGGAATTTCTCGTGCTTCATTAATCCATATTCCAGTTAGCTCTAATGATAATAGTTTCTTAACATCTTCTGGCCTATCTAATGCTAAGAAGATAATCTCAAGGTCTATCTCACCTTTTTTAATGTGGTGGGTGTAGGGAACTGACCATGTAAACTTTCCCCAGTCATTTTCTGGGAACCAGTCAAGCCATGTTTTAATAGTTGTAGTTCGTAACTGTGGGTTTGTGTTTCGTATAATAGCCCATCTTGATTTTCTTCTTCCATCTGGGGCTTTCTTTTGTTCCAAAGCTCTGCGAAATACTTCAATGCAACACCCTACTGATTTGCCAGACCCTACTGGCCCTCGAATGCCACGAAAGAAAGTATTGTCTTTCATAAAACTTTTGAGAACAGCGCCATCTGGCTTGTATTTAAAATCGACCACTAGCGCAGCCCCTTGTCTACTCCAGACTTAATCATCTTCTCGACTGCCTCTGGGCCAATGTTTTCTATCACATTGTCTAGCATTTTGTTTGTCACAAAGGATCTACCATGCTTCTTATCAAAGTATTGAAAGTGCACATTCTTAACAATCCTTCGAAGCATAGTAAGTTCTTCTGACTTTAAAGTATTTACAAAGCTCACTACTGATCTCTTTTTCTAAGTTCTCTAAGAATTGCTCTATAGTTAGCCCTAAGAAATTTACTGCTACTTCCTTCTTTCATTGCTTTTTCGTGCATAAATAAATACCTACCCAAATCAGCATTACCT